CATTTGTAAAATAGATACCAGGTTCACCAGCTCCTGACGCTTCAACACGTTTCCACAAATCTAAGAAAAATTCTTTTGTAATTTTGTGTCTAACCAAAGCCGCTGAATTATTAGCCCTACCTCTTTGTGGATTTGTTTCCCACCAAGCACCTGACTTACAAGCAATCATCTCGTTGTCATCAGCACTGAATAAAGAAATCAAAGCCGCTCTACGAATACCACCAGCAAGAACTGCGTCTGCAATGTGACATATCATATCGTGAACTTCTATTGAAGATAATTTTTGACCATCTTCTTTAGCGTCCAACATACCTTTTAATTTGTGAATACAATCTTTCAAAGGTTGAGGACCTGGTGCTTTACCACCTGATGTTACAAGTTGTGCACCTTTTGGTCTAACGTCTGAGAAATCAAACTCAGGTGTTGATAAATTCTCACCAAAGTAAGATTTCATTAACACTTTAATTGCATCAGCCCATCCTTCAATAGAATCACCAACCAAGAATCTTCTTGCTCTATTTGGGTTTGGTTTTCTAATTTCAGGTAATTTTTCTACGTGATGTTTTTGAACTGAGTATCCTACTCCAGTTCCACCTAACAACAAGAACATTGTTTCTGAAAATGCGTCCAAGTGGTCAATAGGAAGGTAAGCACAATTGTAGATTCTGTTTGGAGAAATCTCAATTGGTTTACCACCAAATTGCATTGACCTCATTGAAGGTAATACTTTTTTATCATATACATATTGATATACATCCACAATTTCGCCTGCGATTTGTGGGTATTTCTTAATGTGCATGTTCATGTTTCTTGTTACCAATTCTTCCCAAGTTTCTCTTCTTTCCAACTCGGGGATGAATTTTGCGTACTTCATGTAGACAGTTAGGTCTGACAATATCTTTTGTGATGCGTCCATTTTATTAATTATAATTGTTTTTGTTTGTTAATTCAAGTTAGTTTCTTGCTCCTTTTGTTTTCTTTTTTCCATCAATTCTTTAATTCGGTCTCGTTTTTGGTCTTCTTTCTTTTCTTCAAATCCTAAGAAAGTAACTGAACTTTCAGTATCAATTTCGAGAAGTTCATTATCGAATTTACAGTTTTCAAATATAACACCATCTTTACCCAAACGTGATTTGGTGATTGCGATGGTTGCCAAGTTCATTTCTTTTTGTTGTAAAGTTTTAGCCACGGAAATGATAACGTGTCCAACTTGTGCCTTTTTGATAGAACCACCCATTTGGTCGGTGGTAACGACCTCAGAAGATATAGAGCTTCTGTTACCCTGTGTTGCGGTCCATCCAACAACTCCTAGTTCGTGACAAAGTGCCTCAAACCCTCTCATAACCGAACCTTCACTTTTCCATTCATCACCCAAGTTTTTATCGGGTACAACACAATCAATATAGTCCAAGACTATCATGTCAATATTATGACCATCAGCAATCATCTTACGAATCATGTTTTTAATTTGGGTCATAGTGTGTTGGTCTGAAGGTAGTTTTTTAAGAAACAACTTGTTAGTCATTTCTTCTCTCACTACACGAGCTTTTTCCAAAACTTCTTCTCTATGTAACGGTAGTAAATCAGGAGCAATACCTGTCCACATAGTGAAGTGTTTTCTTTGAATTACTTTTGGATTGTCTTCAAAGAACAACTGTAATACATCGTATCCGTTGTTAAATGCTGAGTTAGCAATCTTAGAAAGAACCGTAGTTTTACCTACCCCAGTTGGTGCCAAAATAACACCGAGTTCTCCTTTTGCTAAACCACCTTTAAGTAATTTATCAATACCCGTGATTCCCATTGGAATTGGATGACGGAAATCTTCATTTAATACGTCATCTAAATTTGTGAACACATCTTCGATTTTGTTATTGTTCTCCCCCACTTGTAGAGCGGTTCTTACCAATTCCTCAAGTTTGTCATAGTTTTCAAATTCGCCATTGTCAAGAATTTTTTGTGATTTTGTAATCGCTTTCTGTAACTCTTGTTGTTTACAGAACTTAAGAGATTTCTCTTGTACGAAAGACGCTCCTTCAGTAGGTGCGTCTTTTACTTGTTTAATGGTATCGTTAAGAATTTTTAACATTAACTCTTGAGGGAATTCACTTTTCACCATTTGTGAAAGTGTCTCAAAAGAAGGAGTACAATCATACTTCACGTAATACTCCTTAATAAGTTGGAGTAATGTTTTGAAGTATCTGTTCTCGAAGTGTGATGGTTCAATTACGTCAATGATAGAATGTGCGAAATCTTTGTCTAAAATTATTTGATTTAGTAGTTGAAGTTGAAATGTATTACCTAGATATTCGAAGTTCTTGTTTGACATAATTTATTGTTTTTTACTGGTAGTGATAAATACTGTTATACCAAGCTATAGTTCATGTAAGTTGTAACAAAATTTTCACCTGAAAAAATGTCAGTTAAGTCCCTTAATACACTTTTTACTTGCTGGCGTATATCTACGGTGTATCTTATTTTTGGTGGGAAAATTTTGGCGTTTAAAATTCTATGACAAATTGTCTGTTCTCCGAGTTTAATATAAAAATTAAAAATTTCGGGACCGTTTGTATTTGATGTTTCAAGTACATTTTGGTCTTCAAAAATTTGTTCTTGGTTCTCTAAAAGATAAACAACTGAACGCATTTTTTGTTCGTATTCAAAAGCGGATACGAAGTCTTTTAAATAGTAGGACATATCCAACGAGTTTTTAGCCGTTGGGTTATACCCACGAACGTTGAAATACCTTTGAATAACAATGTTGTCATTCAATGTGATGAGGAATTCCATCTTAATTACATCTGTTTCTTTCATATTTGTATTTTTATTGTATGTTATTTGTCTTGTCTAAATTTTCTTTTTTCTTTTCTTGTTAATTTCATGAATGGCTGAATGAATCTCAAAAATTCATCGTCACTTTTTCCGAGATACTTGAAGAACCCGTCATCAGTCATCATACGTATTAGATTTTTGTAACCCCTACCTTCAGGGTCTAAAGTGTCGGCATAATATTGTTCAACAATTCCTTTACCATCATCAGAAATGAGTGGGTTCTGTAAGTCCACGATTTTTTCATTGATTTGAAAAAATTCTTCTCCGTAAATTCCGTCTTTTGTTTTTCCACTTATTAAGTTTTTGAGTGCCGTGTTCTTTTCGTCTTCTTTCAGCAATTCTCTTGCCTTTGTTAAAATATCATTAATATTAACAGGTTTGTCAAGGAACTCGGGAAAATATTTGATTAATGTTTTTTCTCCGAAATAATATATCCCATTTATATTATCGGACTTATCTCCCGTAACAATTTTATATGGTAAAATGTTACAAGCTGGCATCTCATATGTACCAATTTTTACTTTCTTACCGTGAGTGTAAAACACTTTGGCGATTGGTGAGTAAATGGTTGTATTCTCGTTCACCAACTGAAGTAAGTCTTTATCGGCTGATAAGATGGTTTTCTTCTCTTCTGGTGCTATTTTACAGTAGTGGGCTATCAAGTCATCAGACTCGTTCATATCTACTCTTATTTGACGAATAAAACATTCTTCAATGTATTCTTTTACTCGTGCTTTTTGTGTGTGATACGATTCGAGTTTGTACTCGTTCATATCTTGTCGTCTGTTTAATTTGTAATTAGGATATAGTTTACGACGCACGGATGCGTTGTCGTCACCGTCCCAAAATACCAAGACTTTGTCGTAGTTGTGTTCATCAATTTGTTTACGTAATGTATTAACAAAATGGAAGACACCCCCAATATGGTTTCCCTCAACAAACAGGTCTCTCACTCCGTGAAATCCTATTTTGAATAAGTTATCTCCGTCTACTAAAAGTGTCTTCACGTAAATGTTTTTATGCAGGTTCTGCAATTTCTGTCAAATCAAAATCACCGTCAACACCAATTATTTCTTTCCAATAATCAGCATGTTCTTTCTTGTAATTTTCAATAGAAACTTTTTCTTCCGCAGCATCTTTTCCTGCCAAGAATCCATGAGGTGTAACAATAATCTTTCCATCCTCATAACCCAAACCATTAATGTGGTTTTTCATAACAGAAACTTTTAATTTTTGGTTGACCAAATGGATTATCAGGCAATTCAACCCAAGGTTGGTTGATGATAATCAAAGTGTTTTCGTGTTTTGAATCAGATTTTCTTGAACCTGAAATACGTTGGTTGATACCCATACCAATTTTGTCGGCAAGAACCGCAGCATTGTGTTGTTTACCACCTTTACCTTCGTAAGTCATCTTACAAGGAACTGAACCAACAGAATCCCAAATAAAACACAAACTATAATCCAACTCACCTTTTTCTTGTGCGTCCAATAGTTCGTTAATGTAATCTGTAATCTGTTCAATGTAACTAAAGTTGTTATTGAAGATAAAGAATCCGTCCCAATCCGCCTCACCTGTTTCCTCGTCAATAACTTCATCACACTCAAAACCCATTAGTCTTGCGTGTTCAAAACTCCATTTTTGCTCTGTAATAATAAAAACAGGAAGAATACCCTGTTTCTGTGCTGAAACCGCTGACTTTACAGCCGCAGTTGTTTTTCCTGTGTCGGAGTGACCCAAGAACATATTTAAGTGTCCAATTGCAGGACCTGGTAGTCCTACCGCATCCAAGAAATGATTTCCCAATTCCAAAAAACGTTGGGGTTTATACTTCGCTGAAGTAGAGAATTTTTTCTTGATTGAACTAAAATCGTTTTTTTTGATTGCCATATTTGTCGTAAATTAATCATGTATGGTACCATACAAGATACCATACATGATGTTTGTTTTTATTAGAATGGTAGGTCCTCGTCAGGTTCAGCATTAATCTGAGGGTCTGAGTGGAATGGACTTGGTGTGTTTGTTTTAGCACCACCCATAGTCATAACACTTTCATCACCATAAAGGTATTTTCCTGTTTCAGAATCCCAACGTGGTTCTTCTCCACGAGAAAGAGCTTCCAAATATTCAACAGGTTTTTTAGAGTAAACATCAGCCCAAGTCAAAGCGTCTTTTAACCACTCTTCTTTAGTTGCTGCGTTCTCATGAAGTGATGTTGGGTCATCGTGCATGATTGTCTGAATTGATGTGTAATCTTTTCCACCAGGTGTTTTAGATTTAACCAACTGTACAATAAGGTCTCTACCTTTATCAGGGTCAGTAACATCACCTTTCTGTCTCCAAATAGGAATGATTTTATCCAAGATACCATCATTTTTGTAATTGTGTTTAAAACGCCAGAATTTTACTCCTTCTTCCTCAGCATCACGGTCAATAACCTTCACGATGTAAAATTTACGTGATTTGTATTGTTTAGCTAATTCTTTGTCGGATTCTTTTCCCGTTGACATAAGTTCTTCATAAACCTCATTCAAAGGTGAACGTTCGTTGTCGTTCTTGCCTGGGTCATAAAACTTTTGCCATTTACCACCTACTTGTAATTCGTGATACCAAACTTCTTTGAATGGTGACGAACCGTCAGGTGTTGGGAGAATACGGACTCTACGTTGTCCTTGTGATTGTCCTTGTGGAAGGATACAAGCGAAATACTTTTTCATTCTTTCCTCTTGAGACATTTTGTTTGCGTCTCCGAAAGATTGTGTGTTTTTTTCGTACTGTGAAAGTACTGCGTCAAGTGAACTCATCATAATTTTGTTTTTTAGTTGTTTAAGTATAGGTTAATTTTTAGTGTTCGTCAAATTATTCGCCAAATAAAAAGGGTCACAACGTGACCCTCAAAGTATAGTAAAATTTTTTTTAAAATCAACCCACTCTAAAAGATGTTTGGGTTGGTTCGTCACCGTAGTTGTCAAATGTTTTTTTGATTTCAGATGGTACGATTTGTTCTACTTCATCAGATGTTAAAACATATTCGTTTTTACCTGATTTTTCCATATCTTCTTGTTTGTCATCAAAAAAACTTGAAAGTTTTTGATTAAATGGACCACTATCCAAACTTCTCAATTCTAATTTTTCTTGAGCGGTTCTTGGTCTATATTTCTCAATTTTTTGTTCCATCGAGTTTAATTTCTCAAAAACTTGGTCCATACTATTCAACTTTGATTGCATGTCTTCAATTTGTTTAAACATCATATCAAAGTATTCTTGTTGTTTTGATTCAACATTTTTTTGTGAAGTTACTAAATCAGTAATGTCCAATTCTTCAGAATCACTTTCTTCTCCACTTTCTTCACTTTTACCACTGTCATCAATCTTTTCAACTTCACTATCTTGTGAAACATCAATTACTTCAGGTGTTGGGATTTCCGTATTTAACATCGGGTCTTCCACTCCTTCGGGTGCCGGTGCGTCAGGTGCTGGTACTTCAGGTGCAGCAATAGCATCCTGTTCCATGATATATGTGTTAATCTTATAATGTCTTTTAATCTCTTCTATAATTTTTCTATCTACAGCCATTTTTTAACCATTTAATAATTGTTTAAATCCTTGAGGTGTTTCAACTTGGACTCTTCTATTTGTCTTCATTGTGTTATCAACTCTTTCGATTAGACCGTCTCTTTCTCTAACAGTATAACACTCACCACTATTCAAATCACAAACTTCTGTGAATCCATTTCCAGTGTTTTTTTCAGTGTATCTTGAGTTTTTTCCAAGATAATTGTCTAAATGTGTTTTAATATCCATAATATTCTTTTCTTAATAAATATCTTTTGTTTTAAATAAGGTCAAAACTTTTAGAAAGTTGTAAAACTTCAACAGC